CTTGGCGACCATTCAATATTTTCTTGAGTATCTATATTCATAGCGATACTCTTATTTATTACTTCTTTCGATTTCTTTTTCGCGACTCCTTTGCAATCTTAGCCTTCGCTTTAGCTTTAACAAAACGCTTTGGAGAAAGGTTCTTCATGCTACGGTTACGAGGATTTGGTGAATTCTTTGGAGAGTCACGCCATGCAACTGGAATGTCATCATATTGCGAGAATTGAAGAAATAGAGGAACGTCCGTTGCAGAAGGATCAAACCATTCCGGCATCGTTGATCCTCTACGATAAAAGACGTTACGATAGTCAAGATTTTCCGCCGCGGTCATATTGTTTTCGGAGTTTAGATAGTTCTTCTTCAGGGTAAAATACAATAACTTCACGCGCTCGATCGGAATTGTATCCATAGTGTTTCATTAACAGTTGTACATCGGATGTATCATCTGCGCGTTTACTCCACTTACTAAAACGTTTACGAGGACGAATGCCATGTCGGTAAAAGTCATACTGCATTTTGGCAGGTAATGATGCATAACGATTCATTTCGTTTGCAAACATTACAGTATCATTGAAGTATGACAAGCCACGATTGACCATGAATGGTACATAAGCACGATCAGGACTGTCAGGTGTTGCACCTTCGCCACTTTCGGCATAGCAGCCTTCCATCAAGTTCGTAGACGATTGCCCGGCATTGATAGAGTTGAGGAAGTCGAAGGGACCTAATGTTTTAGGTTTGTCGTTTTTCGGCGCCGTTGGTTCTTTGGGAGCGGTTATTTTTTTCGTAGCAGCCATAATTTTTAGCGCCACTCAGCGTTCCCCATAAGTTCGGTCATACAAGCAACCATGTTTAGTTCTTTGTCACTCATAAAACCAGCTTTGTAACTATAGTCCGCAAGGATCAACACAATACCTGGAATGCTCGAAGGAACAGCATAGTCATACAGCCCGTCATAAATCTTACGGAAGATTACCGAACTATCAAGAGTGCTGTTATTGACAATCCAAGAACGCATATTCTTGAAGTCCTTGCTCTTCAGATAGCTTACAAGTTCGGCTATACTTTGATCGCTCGCACCAACGAGAATAGCCGAAGGGAGTTCACCTGTGCCGCTATAACGTTGACACTCATTAAGAACACGACGCCAATCGGGCGCATACCGAATGATCAGTTCTGCAACCGTCTTATCGTCATACTTAATTCCTTCTGTCTTGAGAATAAAAGTAAGCCGCTTCATGAATTCGCCAGCCAAGCTTGCAAGTTGCTTCTTAGTAGTATTAAATTCAATCACGCTGCATCGTGAATGAAGCGGCTCAATGATTCGATTCTTAAAGTTACATGTAAGAATAAATCTGCAGTTATTACTGAACTCCTCGATAAAGCCGCGCAAAGCTACCTGTGTACTGTTTGCCTGTAGATAGTCGGCCTCGTCAAGAATGACAACCTTGTATCCACCTCGCAACGAGACTGTACTCGCAAATTGTTTAATCTTGTTGCGAAGTACATCAATACCACTTTCTTCAGACCCGTTGATAAGAATGTAATCGAGGTCAAGCATATTACACAACGCCTTAGCAACTGTGGTTTTACCAAGACCCGCGGACCCAGCGAACATCAGGTTTGGTAGCTGACCACCTTTCACTAATGCATTAAGAGTCTTCTTAAGATCTGCTGGAAGAATGCATTCGTCTACACTCTGAGGTCTATATTTTTCGGTCCAAAGCCATTCAGTATTACTCATGCTATTATTTTATCGGGAAGTGATGACGGTGTAAAGGGATTTAATTGCTGCATTTTCAGCTTCAACTGCGCTTGCGTTCTTCTTGTGATAAAGTCGAGCAACCTTACGAATCATTGGCTTTGGGATGTCCAATGCGTCATGTGCAGCAATAATGATTTCCTTTACTTGATCGCGCGCATCATCCATGATACGAAACTGCTCGCAAATCTCACGAACAGCGTCAAGCATTTCTTGTTTGGTCTTTGGGTCATCAATGTCAATGTTACTCATAACTAGTGTGCGTATGTTTTACTTATAGAGATTTTACAAATTCAAATTCAAGCTGATTTGGGTCAGTGTGATATTGCATAGGAATTACCTTAGAGAGACGCGACATGATGCCATTTGCAATGCGCGCGCCATTCTCTGAAAGCTTTTTCATGCGCACCATGACATACAGCAGGTCCCCAATTTCAAGGGCGTCGTCAATGTCAATTGGTACTTTCATGTGATTAACCGTTAAAGGTTGAACTCTTTTCGAGAGCAATGTAATAGTTTACAGACGCAGATACATGCTTCCAATGCGAGATCAACTTAGAGCTGATCTTGACCTCATAGTCACCTGGGATAACCTTGAGGTTAGAGATAAGGAACTGCAGATCAAACGAACCAGTCTGATCGTTGCTTTCATCAATGACAACCGAGAAAGTGTTTGCAGCGCTGTTCTTTGGATCAACAACCGAAAGAGTAACCGTTCCGTTCTTACCTTGGATGGAAACAATGCTATGACCAAGAACACCCGCGGCCTTACGAATTTGAGTAAGAATATCACCAGTGATTGTCACAGTGAGATCGGTGCTTGGCATATTGATCTTATTCTTCGGAGAAGTTAAGACGCTTGGATCAGCAAAGCGATATGATGCACGTGAACGGCCAGATGTAAACTGAACAGAGCTGTCACCAAACGTAAGATCAGGATCAGCCATCAAGTTAAACATACTGATGAATTCATTAAGATCATAAATGCCAAAATCCGTAGTGAATGACTCGGGAATTTCGGCAGTTGCCATAATGTTCTTTGCTTCGGAGATTGTGCCCAAAGGTTCTCCGCTCTTAACAACCAGGTTGGGATTGATTGAGGCGAAGTTCTTGAGGACATCAAGTGTGGATGTAGATAGTTTCATATTAGAGTTATATTAACAGGACAGTGTCCAAATGTAAATTAGATTTTTTGGTTTTGTGTTGCTTGCAGTTCAATCAAAAACAACACGCAAGCAGCAGCATGTGCAGCGTGATGTAGTCCGCTCTCAGGATCATACGTTTCTCCTTTACGAAGAGCCCATAGGTGGCGCTGTGCGGCCGCAAAGTAACGGTTCTCTCCGTCCTCAAGCAGTCGTCAATTCTCACGAGAATACTTAACCTTTCCCATAGTCAATACCTTCACCAACTCATCAAGAGCATGTGGAGGAAGTAGACTATAGTCGGGTTTCTCAGAATCAAATTTAATCCCAACTGTAGGTGTTTCGGTTTTTTATGCATGCATTAAATGTAAAAACGGCAGGAGCGCCTGACCAAAGAACGCTCCTGCCGCATGTACCACCAAAAATGATTAGCCGTTACGACGGTGAGTACCGAGGCGGAAACGACGAGTAACGTTGCCACGACGATCCTTACGATCGTTTAAATAGATCGCAAAACCGTGATCATTACGAAGCTGATTGACGACCCGGCGTGGGTCGGCAATCCCAGCGGCCTTCAGGTCTTCAACGGATGGCTCATAACCGCTCTCGAGAACCGCATACACGGCCTGCTTCTGAGAGTTGTTCTTTAACATAGTGGATACTTTCTTAATTTCAGTCTTTGTCATTGTGTTGTTTTGTTTTGTTATTGAGTTCAGGTTCACGTTTTAGCGGGAACTCATCCGCTAAAGTTTAGAATGGTGCGTCAACTTCGTTGACTTTAGCAACAGCGTCGTCAGCCGAAGTTGCATCATCGGCCTTAAGAATACCCGCATCGATCTTAGTATAAAGATCCAAGAACGCCTCGCGTGTTTCGGTCTCAAATCGAGAGATGCACATGGTAATGGACGCCAGTCGATCGCGGAAGATACTGAAGGCCTTCACGATGTGGCACAGGCGGCGTGTACTGATGAGTTCATCAATGCCTTCGCTTTCATAGGTCTTGCGGATAACACTGGACCAGTTGACAAGCTTGTTGGCAAAGTCATCGTCCTCGACGTCATACATTTCCATGTGCTTGCCGACGATGTTACGCTCGATCTTAAAATTCGGATACGGCTGATCAATCGTAGCAACGAAACGCTCAATGAACGCGTCGTCGATGATATTGGCGGCACTATATCGGCCGTCATCACTTCCACGGCCCTTGGTATTTGCCGTAGCAATTACGTTGAACCCGGGAGCCGGGCAGACCACCTGACCAATCTTTTTCACGAGGACAGGCTTACCTTCAAGAACGCCCTGAAGGCACATGATCTTGTTTGAGCCACGGTCGAGCTCGTCGATCAGAAGAATGCAGCCGCGCTCCATGGCCTTGATGACAGGACCTTTGTGGAAAACGGTTTCGCCATTGATAAGACGGAATCCACCAATAAGGTCGTCTTCGTCAGTCTCAGGGCTGATTTGAACGCGGACATATTCACGCTTGAGCTTGGCACATGCCTGCTCAACCATCATGGTCTTGCCGTTTCCGGACAGACCGCTGATGTAAAGAGGAAAGAAGAGTCGCGACTCAATGACACGACGGACGGTCTTGTAGTCGCCCCACGGAACGAAAGTAGGATCGGCGTCGGGAATGTAGATGTCGTCATTGACAACCGCGGTGATGGTCGGCATGCTTTGACGAATAGCATGTGCAGGGACGGGCTTAGGAATTGTGACCTGAGTCTCGACGGCAGGCGATGATTCACCGTCAGATGTAAGTTGTGCATGGAGCTTGCGGAGGTCAAATTTACCTCGCCCTGCCTTATAGCGGTCATGCATAAGCTGCGTTTTCACGCTGCTATAAGTGAGCCCATGCGCACGCCCAACTTCATAGAGTTCTTTTGTGGTCACGGAAGCGTGCATGCCGTTGGCATAAATTGCGTTAAGCGTATTGATTGCTTTGGTTCGGTCAGTCATATAGTGGGTTATTCAATTGGTACGGATTTATTATAAACCAAATTTCATGGAATGTAAATAACTTTTTTCATAAATTTTCATAGTATTTTCACGGTTAGCTGATCATTTCGGCAAATTTGTGAACGAATACCCGCGAGGACTTCTTAGAAGAGGAGAATTTCGTAAATTCCTTAGCAAGCTTATTATGAGCAGCTACAGTGTCAAGGTTGTCCATGTCCATCTTGGTTGTAAAGTCAGAGTCTTCGTCGTCCTTAATTGTAAGACCGTCGCGGCCATCAAATGCAAAGAACATATCATATCCTCCGCCGTTCTTAACGGTAAGAACACCGTCGTTTGCACGAATTTCACGAAAGCAACCCTTGAACTTTTCGGCACCATCAGTCCAGCTGATCATCTTACGATCAACATTGCGGATAGAATCAATACAGTGAGACTTAAACGATTTCTGATTGTCAGCAATGAAGTAGCCAATCACAGTGCTCTGAGTAATCGTGCGGAAGGCGCGGATGGCCGCCGCCATCGCGTTCTTAGGATATTGATGAGTCCAATTAATGATTTCGTTACCGAACCGCATTTCATAACCGTTACCCCAACCCTCAGTATTCTTACGAAAAAGCCTGTCGATATTATTATCATGCATGCGGATAAAGCAAGGGTCACCGTCAGTAAGGAACGTCGTGCTCATCTTCTGGATGTTGTGCGCCGAGCGGAATCGCTTAACCAATTCGCTTGCAATAACAACCGTCTCGACAAGAGGAGTTCCACCGAAGACTTCGTAGTTTGACGCAAAGAGAACATACGTTGTGCTGCGGTGGTATGAGTAAGTACCATGCGAGCGGCGATACCAGGACATTGCGTACATTTCCTTGATGCACTTGTCAAATTCAATCTTCTTCAGTGAAGAATTGAGAATCTCAAAGATGTTCACGTTGTCAAAGTCCATCGTCATACCCGGAGCATACGATACCGGCTCACAAGAACCGGTATCTTCACAGCGGCTAGTGAAGCCATACACAACGAACGGGATGTTCACTGCCTTACAGAAGGTCACAAGCTGAATAGTCTGCTCAATGACCGATCCGAGAGTGCGAACCATAGACCCGCTATAGTCGATGAAAAATGCCATGCCATGATTTTTAGCTTCGGCTAAAGTAGTCACGCTACGGAAAATTTGATCTTCGTACTTGTATGAATGCAAGCGGTTTACGTCAAGCGTGCCGTTTGTTGAGCGCCGCGCGCGACTGTATTGATATGCAGCCTTGCGACGTTCAAATTCCTTGATGAGGACCTGCACATGCTTTTTGGTTGAATCTTTGAACTTTCCATATGCCTCGGTGAGTTGAGGATTGGACATAATTTCGTCGTACTTTGAGTCTGCACGACGAGAATCCAACACCTTCTTAAGAGGCGCAACAGCACGGAGCATTTGTGCGCTCGTTGGAACATTAACCTGATTAGTATTAATGCGCTCTTGCATTTGTGCAGTACCTTTGTCAAATTCGCGCTGATGAGTAGCCGAAAAGTTGTCAGACATTTTCGGAGAATATTGACTCTCTGCATTAGAGGATTGATCGTCCGATGAATTCTTGTCATCGGGGCTTGGTACATGATTATCATCGCCATCTTCACCATCGCCAGAATCATCAGTGTCTTCGGCTTGGCCCGACTTAGATTCTTCGGCTTGGCCCGACTTGGATTCCGACTTATCACCTTTAGTATTTGACTTTAGGGCGGACTTATTGGAATCGGATTCCGAAGAGTCAGAGTCGGCGGCATCAGATTTAGAATCAGCGCCAGATTTTTCCGATTC